ATGAGATCTTCTATTTTTTTCATATAATTAGTTCGTTTTGTTTCGTCTGCGGTGTACCTCGCATCAACTTGTCCAAGCTTTTCTTTGTGTTTTTCAAACGTATTTGCAGCTTCTGTTACAAAATCAGATTTTGGTTTAGATCCTAAGTTTTTACCTTTTGGAATATTGTCTTTTAACTCTTTATCTGTTTGTGTGAGTTTTTCATTTGTTTGATTGATCACGACACCTGGTTCTTGTATCTGTGCATTTTCACTCACTGTTGGTTTTACTTTACCTGATTTGTCCTTATCTAAGTCATCAACTTCGACAACACTTGACTTTTTCTTTTGAATCTTCTCAACAGCAGGTTCTGGTGTTTGAAAAAAGCTAGGAGATTTTTGGGCTTCACTAATACTTATTGTAGGTTGAGTATCATCAAAACCAGACTTTTTTAGTTTTTCTAGTTCACTTAGTCTACGATTTTCTATTGCTTGTTGCTTTCTTTTTGGACCACCTATTCCTTTATATAAAGGACTATCAAAACTCAAAGGTTGTATATTACTACCATAGATTTGATTTAAAGGTATACTTTGTCCAACTTCATACCCACCTGCTTGATACCCTTTAACTGCACCACCATTAGCATACCCTTTAACTGCATTCATTAACTGTGGTGATGATGCAAGAATACCCATAGGCTGATTGGCTCTCACAGGCTGTGCAAACATTCTTCTTTTTAGCGGATCATCCATCATCGTGCATATCTCCCTTGGTTCATTAATCCATAAGCACCTATACCTGCTTGTGCAAGGCCAAGTAATTGTGAGCTAGTACTTGGACCAGGGCTCGTGGTTGTTGAATAAGTCTGCTGTAATGCTGGAACACCTCTAAAGATATCAGACATAAATCCAACTTGCTGATAAGGTAGAGCTTGTCTTGCTAAATCATTAGCTCTTGCTATATCAAGTGCTTTCTGAGCTTGACCTTGTTGTAGACCGCCAATACCTAATAATGTATTGACATCTTGAACACCCATCTGTTGTCCTAGTTGACCAAGACCTGCTGTTGCTGTACCTAATTGACCCGCTGTTTGTCCAAGAGCACCAGTTGTTTGACCTAGTTGACCAGTTAACTGTGCAAGATTACCAAGACCTGCTGCTGCTTGTCCATAGCCTTGAGCACCTTGAAAACCTAATTGCCCCGCTTGACTTGCTAATTGACCCATCTGACCCGCTCTAGCAAGTCCTTGTTGTGCCCCTTGTAAACCTAAAGCTCCCATCTGACCAGCTTGCTGCCCTATCTGACCAGCTAATTGACCAGCTTGACCCGCTCCTTGTAAACCTAACTGACCTGCTTGACCAGCTAATTGACCAAACTGTCCCGCTCTAGCAAGTCCTTGTTGTGCCCCTTGTAAACCTAAAGCTCCCATCTGACCTGCTTGCTGACCTATCTGACCTGCAAGTTGACCTCTTTGTCCAGCCCCTTGTAGACCTAAAGCCCCCATCTGACCTGCTTGCTGACCTATCTGACCTGCAAGTTGACCTCTTTGTCCAGCCCCTTGTAGACCTAAAGATCCAACTTGACCAGCTTGTTGACCAAATTGACCAGCTTGTGCAAGTCTTTGTTGTGCTTGTCTTGATGCAGCTTGTTGTGCAAGATTTTGAGCCTGTTGGAAACCAGCTGATCTTAACTGTGAACCAGTTCTGGCTTGTTGCTCTAATACATTTTGATTGATAGCAGCTTGTTCAATAGCTCCTCTAGATCCTCCAAAAGCACCAGCACCAATAGCTTGTGCAGAGGCTCTATTTTTTGCTATATCTCCTTGTTCAGCAATATCTTCATATTGTTGACGAACTATATCTTCCATATAAGGATCCATGAACTCTCTATAAGAGGTAGGATCAAAATCATAACTAGCACCAGCTGTCATTTGTTGAGCTTGTCCTAATCCTTGTTGTCCTAGTCCTTGACCAACCATAGACTCTAACATGGCATCTCTTGTCAAACCTTGAGCTTGTCCTAACCCTTCCTGTCCTAGTCCTTGACCAAGCATTGATTCTAGCATAGCATCTCTTGTCAAACCTTGAGCTTGTCCTAACCCTTCCTGTCCTAAACCTACGGCTTGTTCTGTTTGACCTGCTGTTCTTGCAGTCATTCTTTGTGCTTGACCCAAGCCTTGTTGACCCATCATTGACTGCATTATTGAACGCATCATAGCATCTCTTGTCAAACCTTGAGCTTGTCCTAATCCTGCCTGTCCTAAACCTACGGCTTGTTCTGTTTGCCCTGCTGTTCTTGCTGCCTCTGCTTGAGCTTGACCAACACCTGCTTGACCTAATCTTTGAGCATCCAACATAGCTTGCTGTTGTTGTCTATATGCTTGTTGAGCTTCTGGTAATTGACTTAAAGCGGCACCTATGGTACCCAAACCAGTGCCTACAGCACCTATACCTTGCCCCAGTGCGGAGGCACCTTGTTGAAGATAAGGTTGAAATCCTCCAATACCACTTATTGCTTGTTGGATTGCTTGTTGTTGCCCTTGTGAAAGTCCAGCCAGTTGTTGTGCAGAATAAGGCATTTGTGTGCCATCACCAGTTAGATCTTTGGCTGTTTTAAAAATATCAGATAAGAATTCTTCTTGAAAAGGTGCTAACCTTACAATTTGTTCTTGTTTGACTTCTTGTGGATCTGCCATTATGCAACCCTTTCTAGTTGTGACATCATGTCATACATTCTTGCAGCACCGACATCTCTGTCTCCGCCACCTGCACCACGGACAGCCTTTGCTGTTACTACAAATTCTCCGTCTGATAATCTTGCAGGAACTGAATCACTGGTTCCTGTTCCGGGGCCTGTTACTTCTCCACCACTTGCTGCATTAAATATGTCAGGCAGTATTGGGACGTCCTCAGAAATTATACGAGGTCTTTCGTTTTTAATTATACCATATTGATCGTAATCCGTAACTACCTCTTTTTTTCTTCTTTGATTTCGAGCTAATTGATCATAATAAGCTTTTCTTTGTTCTGGATCTCCACCATCAAACTCAACTAAATTACCGTTATCATCTAATGTTGTTAGCTTACCACCTCTATATTCTCCTTCTGAATAATCAGGCATATTAGATTTACCTATCTGTGGCTGTTCACCCAAACCACTAGCTAATCCTAATATACCACCACCTAATGCTATTTTACCTATTGTGCTTTCTGGAATTAAGCTACTTAGAAAACTTTTATCGGCGGCTGATTTTACAGCACCAGAAGTAACAGAAGTGTCTGCACCTTGGAACATGGTCCGTAGAGGAGAACCAGACGTTCCATATTTATTAAAATCGAAGTTTCTACCAAAATCCTTTCCACCCATTGCATAAGAGGCGGCACCAGTTAGTGCGGCATTTTTTAAGGCTTCTTCTGCACTTCTTCCCGATGCAAGTGACCCGATACCCGATCCAAGAGCTGCTCCAAAAGAACCACCATAATACATACCAATGGCACTACCAATTAAAGGTGCAGCTTTCTTTAATGTTTTGGTGATGTTTCTAAATATACCCATAGCTTATAATACCAATTAATTGTTGATTATTCAATCCTATATCTGCGATAACGCACTTGTTGTGATTCTAGTCTTAATTAGCTCTTGTATACTAGCGACAACAACAAGTCTGTTTGCATTTCCCGCTTGTATTTTTATGACATCACCACCTTGCAATATCAAATCTCTTGTTAGTATTTCTTCTGTAGCGTGTCCTGCAACGCTTTTTTCAAACAATTCAAAAACATTATTGTCTTTGTCTGTTAAAGTTACAGTTATAGTATCACCATTGTTACTGCTATCATGAACTAAAATTGAATTAATAACGGAGGCATTTGATTCTGCTCCAGTAGGTGCCGTATATAAAATAGTATTATCAGTTGTTGTTAGGTCAACTTTTGCATTTGTTAAACCTTGAATATATTGAGGAATACTGGTTACTAACATTATCGTCTTCCATCCTCTCTTATGTCTACTCTTGGTGTTCCAAGTTTATATTTAGTTCCTAATGATGTCGAATCAATTCGTAAAGCAAAAGATCTGCCTCGTAAACGATAGTTTAATTTTTGTGTAAACTGTTCTACGGGACTAGTTGCTGTTCTTGCTGTGTTACCAGATTCAGTTTGTGCAAAGTTTGCTCCTGGGAAGTTCTTAGTCTTTATTGTAAAATCTACATTTGGATCTAAACTTGTTGATCCATTAAAAGTTATATCAGGTACAACCTCTCTTAAAGAAACATATTTATCCCCATCACCTATATCTATTGGTGCAGATTCAATAAATGAAGTCATGGCAGATCCATCATCATCATAGCCTGTTTCATGATTATATAGATATTGACCACCAGTGGCTACAGGTAAAGTTCTAATACCTCTATCAAGCCATGCTTGTCGAGCCATTGTTCCATGAGACCACACTTTGTCTGTGTAATTAAAAGCAACATAAGCATCTATTTCTGAACTACTTGCTGTTGGATAAAACCATAAAAGTTCACTAAACTCAGAATTAACACCTACATGAACCTTATCTCGTTCTTCAAAATTAAAATCTAAAAAAACTTTATCTTTAACAGTACATGGTAATTGTACAGTTTGACCACCATTGGTTACATAGAAAGTATCAACCCCCATCCAGTAAACAGCATCCTCTACCGCAACGGCAGAAGAAGGACTCATAATGGTTATGTTCTTTGATAATTCTTGCAAACCAAAAGTAAATGGAGGACCTATAAATTTCATAGCGTGTAATGTTTTATTTGTAAAAACAAGTAACTGTTGTCTTGTTTCAACAGCTTGAACAAAGGTTGATCCACCACCAAGTCTTAGATCACCTGCCGTGTTTGTGGCAGTTGGAAACCATTCAAGAGGGTTTTCCTGAGACGAGAACCTAATCAACAAAGGATCTTGTACACCATCACCATCTGGATCCGTGTTATTAGAACCAAAATTATCACACCCAAAAGCAATAACGTGCCTATCTTGGTCGGACACAAGAACTTGTTTAGCTCTTTGTGGGACACTTGTCTTTGTACCAGCAAGAGAATTTAACTTTACTGCTCTCGTACTTAAACCATTTGTTCTATCCCAATAATAAATAGCACCATCTCTTGGATTAAGTATTAAATCTTCTCCAAAGTTATCATGTGACCACAATCTGATCTGTGCACCGGGAACCGTGATCGATGCTGCACTACCCCATCCTACAAAGTCATCTGTAGGAAGAACATTACCTGTGGCTAATCTAACCAATGATCCGTTGTTATGTGTTGCAGCGGTTGTGCCACTATGTCCACGGGTCACTGTCATTGTATTATCATCAGCAGAAGCTGTGATAAGCATTAATTCATTATCAATTAAAATAACATCGCCTTCTGTAGTCATGCCTGTCTCATCAACAACATCAACACTTGTATCACTTGCATCGAGAACTTCGTTCAAAGTTGTAGCCAAAGCACCACTAGTTGTACCACTCCATTGTCCTGCACCCCAACCAGTACCACCTACGGTCACATCTAGACCTGTGTTTAGCTGATAAGCTCCAACTACACTAGCTCCACCATTGCCTGTATCAGAAGCATTGGCTGCAATAGCAGAGGTGATTGTATAATTATTAGAACTAATAATAGATACAATCTGATATTCTTTATTCAGAATAGCAGCAGTTATATTACCTCCTAAACTAGCGGCACCAGAAAAGGTTACAAAATCATTTTCATTAGCACCGTGTGCTGGATCTGAAACAGTTATGGTTGTTGAACCATTTGTAGCTGAAAAAGTCACATCTCCTGCACTAGTTGTGGCTCTAATAGGTGTAATGTCATTAAAGCCTTGACCTTCTTCAATATAATATTTTAGTTGTGTGCCTATACCTAAAAGATCGGCTCCATCTAATGTTACCCAGTTATGTAAACGTCTTGCTGAACCTTCAAATGTTTCTGTTGTGTATTTAGTCCAGCCTCCTATCTTTTCTGGAAAACCAAATCTAAATCTTACTTTATCACCATCAATATAGCCACCTTCATTACTTTCAGATGTTATGTCAGATATAATACCAGGTTTAAATTTTAATTTAGTAATAGGCATTAAATTGTTCTCCCTAAAACAGTTCCATTGTTTGTTAAGGATACATTACTCTCTCCTTGTATGTAATACCCCGCAGCTCCTGCACTTGTTCCTGCTGCTCCTGCTGTTGGAGCAGTTGCTGGATATGCAATAGCTGTTCCTGTGCCAGTTGCTCCCGATGCACCGCTACTACCTGAAACACCTAAAGCTCCTCCAGAACCTCCATTGCCTCCAACTCCTGCATTTGTTCCACCACTAGCACCTGCTGAACCACTACCTGCTGATTGAGTAAAACCTTGACCGACCCCACCTGCACCACCAGCCCCTGCTGTAGAAGGAACATTTACAGAAAGAGACAATGTTGCGTTCATATCATTATAGAAAAAAGCACCATCGGGAGACGAAGATCCATAAGGTCCTACAGTATAGTTACAAAAATAATATGTTGTATTTGCAGCTAAGGGAGCTTTTAATCCACTCCAGTTTAATCCACTACCATAGTCGGCTCCACCTTGACCCTGACTTTTTGTGTCCTCTGCTGTACTTATATTAACAACGGGTGTTCCACGATGACCTGTTTGCTGATCTTCTGGAAAAGGGTCTGTTATGTAAGAAGATAAAGAATATTCAGCAGAGGTGTTAACTCGAAAACTATACCAAACAGGGCCTCTGTTTGATATATTAGATCTTAACTGATTGCCTGAAGTATTTAATCCCCACTGACCACTACCTATTCCAGACCATGCTCTTGGTCCAAATTGCGTTAAGACAGTGTATGGAACAAAATCTGGCTTATCTCCAACCTTATCAGTAACGTTAGAAGCTGTTGCCGTTGCAGCTGCACTGCCTTTACCACCAGCACCACCATTTCCTCCACCACCACCACCACCTTTGATGTTAGCACCACTATTATTAACAAGAGTAGTGGCTACATCTGCTTTTAAAGCGGTACCACCAGCAGAACCTGCTGCACCACCTTGACCATATAAATTACCATTATTAGTCACAGTTATACTTCCAGCACCACCAGAAGCTAAATCCAAAGCGGGAGAACTAGTAGACGTACTGTAAACAGTTACACCAGAATTTATTACAATATATTTTGGATAGTCAACACTATAATCACTACCAAAAATACCTGAACCTGATTGTTGTGTAGCATTAGAAGAAAAAGTTTTTTGCCACCCTCTAGCTTGAGAATAAAAACTATTTAAGCTAATAGCACCACTTGTGGGAACATTAGCAGCTAAATTTGTAGCTGTATTATTCCCCGCATTAGATCTTACTTTGGTTCCGCCTCTGTAATAATCATCAAAAGAAACAGGTGTATTACTGCCAGGACTAAATTCATCCCGAATATCTGAAAGACTTATTGTTCCAGAACCAGTTAACGCCATTAGATTGATCCGAAAGCTGTAATATTTCCAGTTACAGTTAAATTACCACTGCTATCTAACTTAAATTTGTTTGTTCCTTGATAGGCAATTCTTAAAGTCCCAGCTGCTTCAGTAATAGTATAGTCCCCTAAATCCACGGTTGTTGCATTTAAGGTGCCTAAAGTCGTTGTGCCTGTAACCCCAAGTGTTCCAGCTATCGCTATGTTTGTATCTAATTTAGCACTTGTTACAGCGTCATTTGCTATTTTAGCAGTTGTTACTGAATTGGAAGCAAGGTGAGTAGCATCAATAGATCCATCAACATATTGATCACTGTCTACTGAATTAGCTGCTAATTTTGAATTAGTTACAGCACCGTTTGCAAGGTGAGCAGCATCAATAGACCCATCAACATATTGATCACTGTCTACGGAGTTGGCTGCCATTTTAGCTAATGTAACTTGCGAATTGCCTATGTGAGCTGTATCAATAGAGCCATCTACATATTGGGCACTGTCTACTGAATTAGCTGCCATTTTAGCTAATGTAACTTGCGAATTGCCTATGTGAGCTGTGTCAATAGAACCATCTACATATTGATCACTGTCTACTGAATTAGCTGCCATTTTAGCAACCGTTACTGCATCATCTGCAATCTTAACTGTTGTTACAGAATTAGAGGCTAGATGTACCGCATCAATAGAGCCGTCTACATATTGATCACTGTCTACTGAATTAGCCGCTAGTTTTGCATTAGTCACTGCATCATCTGCAATCTTAACTGTTGTTACAGAGTCCGTTGCAAGATGTACCGCATCAATAGAACCATCAACGTACTGATCACTATCTACTGAATTAACTGCCATTTTAGCCAAAGTTACAGCCGTAGCACCTATTTTAGCCGTTGTTACAGCATCATTGGCAATCTTAGCCGTTGTTACAGCATCATTGGCAATCTTAGCTGTTGTCACTGTGCCATCTATTATAGTGGGAGTTAGTCTAGCTACATTAGCATTAGAACCTGTTCCATCAGCATACACAATAGCTGTTGTAGAAGCTTCTAATGCAACCGTGGTTCCCGAACCACCGCCTTGTTTTACAGTTGCTGTTTGCCCAGTAGTATTACTTATAAAATACCATTTTTGTTGATCATTGGGATCTATGGTTAAATTAAAAGCACTTGAAGGATTACCATCTAGTATTAATACTTTGTGATGACCATTTGAAACTGAACCATCGTCTGTAGTTAATGTTGTATTCCCAGATATAGTTAATGTAAGAACACCATTCAATGCATCATCGATAATATCGAAGTTTGTATTCGTTGTTGTTCCCCAGGTTCCCGCTTGTTCACCAGAACCTATTTTTTCTATGCCTGTGTTTGCTGTATATGTACTTGCCATAATTACCTCATTCTACCTCTATCTCTGTCCATATTTCTGACCCAGACGGAGTTACTGTTGTCCATGCCTCTGTGCCACTTGGTGTAATGGCTGTATAAATCTCTGGAGTTGCACCTGCATTTATTTCTTCAAATAGTAAATCTCCAACTGACGCTTGAGAAAAATTAAAGTCTTTGGTAGCAACACCTGACCCTATCATAATACCATTTGATGTTTTTGTAAATGCAGACTGTATTTCAGACACACCTAATCTTGCTCTAAGACCAGCTGATGTCATTATAGTGTCGGTGCTTAACTCTGCATTTGCACCTGCACTTATATAAATAGCATTTGATGTCTGGGTGAAAGTTCCGTTCATGGAAATCACGCCAGACATTATGCCTATAGCAACATTGGCACTCGATGAGATACCACTTTGTTCAGATACACCTGCTAATACAATACCTTGATCCGATATGGAGTATTCAGATAGAGCAGATGCACCTAACATTAACCAGCCTTTTCTTCTTTAGGCTCTTCTTCACCTTTGACAGATTGTATCAATGAGTTTGTAAAAGCATTTTGGGCCACAGTTACTTGGTCTAATTGAAACTTTAGACTAGCAGCTTTGGTTTGTAAGTCTTTTATCTGATTGATGAAATAGTTCTGGTCTTGAGATAAATCTTCTTGATTATACTCTTTACCATCAATAGTAATTACGTTTGTTTTTTCAGTCATTACCAAGGTACTCCATTTGCTGTTGTTGGGTTAGCTTTTGCATTTATCTGAAAGGCTATGCTTTCTTCTATGGATACTACATGCTCTTCACCAAGTGCATCTTTAGCCCATCCAATAGCTTGTTCTTCAGTGATATCTGCAAAAGGTACTGGTTCACCTACGAGTGTTACATTAACTGTACCATAAGATGCTCCTGTGTTACCATCTGAGTCTTCATCAGATGCTCTCCAGTGCAAGATAGTTACAATATCTGTATTATCTCCCTGCACTAAATCTCTTTCCATATTAGTTATTGTCCAAGTTACCGCCATTTTATTCTCCTTTTGTTGTTTTTAATTATTACCAAGGTGTCCCACTTGCTGTGAAATTAGTTCTTTCATTTAAGTTAAAGGCTATACCTTCTTCTATTGAAGTTACATAGGTTTCACCAAGTGCATCTTTAGCCCACCCAATAGCTTGTTCTTCAGTGATATCAACGTAGGGTGTTGGTGTACCTGCAAGTGTTACACCGACTGTACCATAAGTTGACGCTGTGTTACCATCTGAATCTTCATCAGATGCTCTCCAGTGCAAGGTAGTCACAATATCTGTGTTATCTCCCTGCACTAAATCTCGTTCCATATTTTCAATTCTCCAAGTTACTGCCATTTTATTTTCCTTTTGGTTAAGTTAGGCTGTTTCTAATGTTGTATTTTTAACATTTAATTTTTGTTTTGTCTCCTTTGGTTTGGACTGACTACCCTATGTCCAATAGGGTTATTATATTTTGTATATAACTGTAAAAGTATAATAATTACCATCTACTAAGTAAGTTGCCATATCATTTGTTGAAGTTGCTCCGTTACGTCTTCTTAAAGTGATACTAGTTGAGCCAGTACCTACTTGTGCTAATACTATATTTGGGTCACTTGAATAACTGCCTTCAACAATTCCTTGACCAACGCCACCTGCATTTGTTCCACTGCCTGATTTTGCTGTAAAAGGTAATCCAGTAATATCTAACCCTCCTGTTGGCGATGATTGGCTCAATGGTCTTATTTTAGCCCAAGCTATAACTGTGTCACCAATTTTAGTATAAGAACCTCCAGAAAAAGAACTATTTATAGTAATTGAACCAGTTGTAGTAGCAATAGCAGGTGTCCAAGTCCCCTCTTCATAGTCATCCAAAGCATTAGCAGTAGCTGTATCTCCGTTAAAAGTTATTCCACCTGAGGGTAATATACGCATGCGTTCTGTGTTGTTAGTACCAAATACCAAAGCTCCATTAACTGTATTCCATAATCTAGAGTTTCCACCACTATAACTAAAATAAGCCATAGAACCCACACTTAGCGAATTTAAATACAAAGCACTAGACGTAAGTATATTACCTGCTACGTCAAGGTCTGTAGCAGGACTACTAGTACCGATACCAACATTGCCATCTGATTTAATGGTCATCTTTGCACTACCTAAATTACCTGCACTAGCTGTGAAAAAATTCAAACTGGCTTCATTAGTTCCACCATCTCTTTGTGCATTAATTTGTGCATTTCTAGCTGTATTGTCGTGAAAAGCTAAAACACCTAATATTTGTGTATCTCCAGTAGTGGCATTATTACCAAGTTGCAAACTAGCATAGTCTGCTGTACCAGTGCCCTTTATTGCAACTGTTGTTCTACCCTCACCAAAATCAGTCATAACTGAGGTAGTACCCACCAACAAGTTGCTTGACGTATCTATACGCATAGCTTCTGAACCAGAAATTGAGAACTTCATAGCACCACCAGTTCCTGTAGCATTAAAACCTGCTGAACTATTAGTTCCTGTTTGCCCTATTTCAATGGCAAAGTCACCACCTGCTGTACCACCAAACTTAGCAGCATAAGTATTATCCACTTCAACGTGTAATTTTCTATCAATATTTGATGAAAGACCAATACCAACATTGCCACTGCTGTCTATTCTCATGCGTTCTGTTTGACTAGCACCATTTCTAAAAATTAATTGACCACCACTTGCTGTGTTATTAATATATGAATTAACACCACTTTGCTGTAAAGCTAGATAGCCATTAGTTTCTTCTAGCCTTAAAATAGCATTGTTTGCTGTGTAAACATGAACTGTATTAGCAGGACTTGCAATACCAATACCAACATTGCCACTGGAGTCGATGAAAACCCTATCAGAAACCCCATTGGTTCTAAACGACATTGAGTTTTCACTGTTGTTGTACTCAATCATCCCCTGAGTGTTGCTATTAGCCGCATTTCTGAAGCGGATAGCTGCAACTTCAGTGTCTGCAGATGGTTGCAAATAAATGCTTGGAGTAGTTCCATCCAAATGCAACAAAGCACTCGGACTACTAGTACCTATGCCTACGTTACCACTGCTGTCTATTCTCATGGCTTCTGAAGCATTTGTGCTAAAGACCATTGCAGTGTTTTCAGCATTATAGATAGAAGCATATCCAGCACTTGAATATCCAACATCAAGACCAGTAGAAGCCAGACCATCATGACTAAAACGAACAAATGCTTTTGAGTTTGCAGCTGTACCATTTATATTAAGGTCACGAACAAGACTACTTGCAGTACCAATACCAACCCTGTTGTTAGCTGAGTCTACAAAAAGTGTATTTGTGTCTACTGTTAGATTACCTGTTACATCAAGAGTACCACTTAGGTCTGCATCAGTGACTATCTTGGATATGTCTTTTGCTCTTGTCATTCTGCATTCTCCAATGCTACTATTCTAGCTTCTAATTCTTGTATTGTCTTCACGAGTAGAGGTACAAGTTTACTTTGGTCTATACCTTGATAGACAGGAATTGTATTACCATCATCATCTAGTTTATTGTCACCAACAGAAACACCATCAGGTAATTCTTCATGTTCTCTCCAAACTTTTACTTCATTGTGTGTGCCAGTAATTGCTTCAGGTACAACTGATTGAACTTCATGTGCTAAGAAACCATCTACTGTTGTATCTGCATCTGCTATGAAGTTAAAACGTACTGGATTAAGTTGTTTTAGTCTTGTTGTGGCATCCCAATCTGCTGTTACATTTTCTTTTAGTCTGTGGTCTGAGGAAGTGTTGTAAGATGTTGAAGAAGAAGTTATATCAATAGAACCAACGTCAGTTGAACCATTATATACAAATCTTATCATTTCACCTGCATAATTATTTATTTTTCTAAGAACCAAGACTGGGAAACCACTACTTCTAGTTATACCTGACCCAGCACCTGTAATACTAGCACCTTGTGTAGTTGCTATATCATTGGCATCAGTTATACCCACCAGCAAAACACCACTGCTGTTTATACGCATACGTTCTGAAGCATTTGTAGTAGTCCCAGTATTTGTACCAAAAGTTAAATCGTAGTCACCTGAACTACCATCTCTTACGTTTTTTATAAAAGAAGCAATTTGACCTTGTCCAAATCCACTTGTTCCATATCTATCTCTAAATTCCAATGTAAGGGTTGAGTCTGCACCGTTAGCACCACTTCCAAAAATAAAACTTGAATTCGCTCCACCTCTAATATCTATTATATCTTGAGGACTCGTAGTACCAATACCAACATTGCCACTGCTGTCTATACGCATACGTTCTGAAGTATCGTTTGCATTAAATGTTAACGCATCATCTGTTTCATTGTTTTGTATTCTAAAATATTGAGTACGACCATCATTAGAAAGTAGTATTGATGCGTTAGCTCCACCTGATACTGGTTCAATATGTAATTCAGCATCAGCATTCGAAGTTCCTAATCCAATTTTGCCTGTGCTTCTTATACGCATACGTTCTGTGTTAGATGTACCTATTCTTAATGAATCGTCTGAGTTGGCGTATAGGACATATCCCTGATCCACCTGACCTGAGTCGCCAAACAAAACACCCGTATTTCCTGAGTTTGTAGAAACAACAGAGACATACTGACTACCTGCTCCTGATACTTGTACCTTTTGACTAGGACTACTAGTACCAATACCAACATTGCCACCCTGCGGATTGATTGAAAGAACGCCACCTGTGTTTGTTGTTCCGTCAATTAAATGCTCAATAGTTGCAACATTATCAGCACTAGGGTACATATATAAAACGTCATTTGCTCCACTTCCACGCAACGCAATACCGTTGGCACGGTTTAAAGATGTTGCTTTTATTTCAAGAAGACTAGCAGGACTTGTAGTCCCCAAACCTAATCGCTCTGCACTAGCATCCCAAAATAGCTTTGGTGTATTACCTGTGTCTTCGTAGAAGCTGATGTCTCCAGTAGAATTTTCAATTTTAAATCTTGGTGTACCAGTACCTTTA